ATGAATCGAGAATACAAAAGTTTAGTATGATCAATGATACAAACGCGACTGTAGTCGGTACTTTAGTGTCTTCGCCCAACATAGGCGGTTCTGGGTTTCACGAATGATTTTTTTAGGAGATTAAAAGGATGTCCACACCAATTTTATTCGGATCTCCTAGAGCACAAAAGGGTTACATCAGACCTCGATTTGAAGGTTTAGCTCCAAGGACAACACCTCTCGGTTACAATAAAGATCAATCGGTCGACCGATATGTGATTCCACCGCCACCTCCGATATATCCTTATTATTCAGGAAGTTTTGGATATATCGGAGGTGGCGGTGGCAGCCCCGCTTCAGCATATCCAACAAATATTGATAGAGTTGAGGTTAGTTCTGATGCGATAACATCTTGGGGAACATTAGATTATGGGATAACCCGGAGCGTAAGCACTTTTTCTTCTGTTGACACGTATGTTATTTCGGGCGGTAATCCAAATCTGTTTCCTACTCAGTCAATTTGGCAAAAATATTCATATGCTAGTGCTGCAATTGCAACATTGCCACCATTTAATCATAGGATGAACGACCAAGCAAGGGGAGCCACAAATATTTCTTCGACTGTTAATGGTTATGTTGATGTATCGTCAATCATAAGTAATACGCAGTCCCCCGTGGGGATACCGCAGATTCCCTTTATTAGTGCTGAAAGACACGCGTTTGCATCAGACGTTTGGACAAACGGCGGTCGGACATCATTGACTCCAGCAGGATATTCATTAAGAGCCCATGGTTTTCACTCAACAGATTATGGTTATGCTGCTGGAGGAGAAAACTATGGTCCAGGTTCGACTCCGCTCTTCAGCCGAAATAGTATCAGAAGATTTCCCTTTGCAAACGACGATAATTATACTAATTTAGTTACTAGCCTCTCGTCATTAACAGAAGGCGCTGTTGGTCTTTCAGACGGTGAAGCTGGATATAGTCTAGGAGGTACCTTCCCCAACGGTGTATCACCTCCAGGCAACCCAATCACCGCAGCTAAAAATAGCATGGAAAGATTCCCATTTGCGAGCGAAAACGAATCTGTGGTGGTTTTTTCGAGTCTAGATACGTTCGGAACTGATCGTAGCGCATTTAACGCGGGAACTCATGGGTATGCAGACACCAGCTCCAGCGTCACCGGTGACGTCACTTCCCCACTATATCGAACCAATATTGACAAATATTCTTGGGGGTCGAATACTATACAAACAGATATAGGTGCGATGAGCACCAATTCGTTTGTCACTGGCTCGGGATCTCAAAGCTCGTAACGTTATAAATAGACCTGTTAACTAAGGATTTAATGTAATGGCTGTAATCTCAACCAGACAGGGATTAATCGATTATTGTCTTCGAAGACTAGGAGATCCTGTCATCGAGATAAACGTCGACGTAGATCAAATCGAAGACAAGGTCGATGACTCTCTGCAAAAATATCAAGAATTTCATTCTGACGCTTCTCTACGCGCGTACCTTAAACATCAGGTAACACAGGAAGATATCGACAACAAATACATATCAATTCCTTCTGACGTTATGTTTGTGACTCGAGTATTTCCTGTCACTAGTACATTCGGTTCAGCTGGGTTGTTTGACATTCGATATCAGATGATGTTGAATTCAATGGCAGACTTCATTAGTTTTGCAGGAGACATGTCTTACTTTTATCAAATGCAACAATATCTGTCAATGGTCGACCAACAGCTGCACGGCAAACCTCTTGTTCAATGGTCGCGTCATCAAGACCGGCTTTACATTTTTGGTGATTTTAACGACGGCGATCTTAAAATTGGCGACTATATTGTTGCAGAGATCTATTCTACCCTCGACCCAGAAACTTTCACTTCTGTCTATAATGATATGTTTATGAAAGACTTTACCACGCAGCTAATCAAACAGCAGTGGGGCGCAAATATGTCTAAGTTTGATAACATGCAACTTCCTGGTGGAGTAACTGTTAATGGTACACAGATGTATCAAGAAGCGACTGAAGAATTGATTCGACTAGAAGACAAAATGCGTTTGGAACATGAACCACCACCTGACTTCTACATAGGTTAATAATGGCCACAAATCCATATTTTTCTCAGGGCACACGACCCGAACAAACATTGTACGAAGACCTGATTGTCGAGTCTTTAAAAATGTATGGGCAAGACGTGAATTATATGCCAAGAGAATTGGTTAATGTCGACGCTATTTTTGTAGACGATGTTCCTTCTACGTTTTCTAGAGCATATCAAATCGAAATGTATATTGAGAACGTTGATGGGTTTGACGGAGAAGGCGACCTATTTACTAAGTTTGGAGTAGAAATTCGAGACCAAGCAACTTTTGTTGTGTCAAGGAGAAGGTGGAATTCTGAAATTTCTCCCTTTGAGGCAGAGCCCGACACGAAACCTTTTTATCGCCCGAGAGAAGGCGACCTGATTCACCTGCCGCTCTCTAACTCAATATTCCAAATTATGCGAGTAGAAGACGAATCTCCTTTTTATCAGCTCAAGAATCTTCCGACATTTCGTATGTTCTGTGAATTGTTTGAGTATAGCGGTGAAGATTTTGATACGAACATTGCTGAAATTGATGAAGTAGAATCTGCTTTTGCATACCAAACTGTTCTTACGTTAGACTCTGCTGGTATAACATTAGACTCAGCAGGCAGTAGTTTAACAAGCTGGCAAAGAAACGAAATAATCACGCAAACGTTTGACTCAGATGGATACTCGATAACGGGTGAAGTTGTTGATTGGGACAGACCCAACCTTAAATTATACCTTGCTAATGTTGGCAATACTGATAGTTCTGTCCATTCGTTTACGACTACTAAACAGATTGTTGGTAGCGTTTCTCTAAAAGCAGCAACACCTACTTTAGTTGAACAATTACAATCTATTCAAACCAATGCGCAAAACACGACATTCGACACTGAAGAGATAGAGTTTATGGACTTTAGCGAGAACAATCCTTTCGGAGATCCTGAATAATGTTTGGAGGTCATTTTTATCATCAAAGAATGAGAACTGCAGTGGCCACCTTTGGTTCATTGTTTAATAATATTAATATTGTTCGTAAAAGTTCTTCAGGAAATGTTCTTAGTGATTTAAGAGTTCCGCTTGCTTACGCGCCAAGAAGGACTTATCTTGATAGAATAAATCAAATGAATCTTGGCGAAGCGCAGGAAAGGCAGGTTGCATTATCTTTACCACGTATGTCTTTTGAGATTGTTAATATAGCTTATGATCCTGCTCGACAATTGCCAAAAACGCTAAAGACTAAACAACCAAGACAGAACAACTCTGCTACAAGCCTGAGCGCAGTGTACACCCCAACGCCGTATTTAATCAACCTACAATTAAATTGTTATGCAAAAAATCAAGACGATGCTTTGCAAATGGTTGAGCAAATACTACCATATTTTGATCCACAATACACGGTTACCATTATACCTTTAGAAGAATTTAATACACTCAAAGAAGATGTGCCTATTAGATTAGACGGTGTTACCTTTCTAGATGATTATGAAGGCTCTGTTGAAAACAGAAGAACAATAATCTATACACTTGATTTCGAAATGAAAATTAATTTGTATAAGAGTTTAAACGCGACCACCGGAAAGGTTATCAGAGAGGCAGACGCGTATTTATTTGATATAAATAATACTACAGGAGACAGTGCTGACGCTTTCGGTATAATCTCTTGTGATGTAGACGATTTACCGTAAAGAGAAGACTAATGGCAATTCAACGATATCTAGAAAACGAAGCGATAGCAATAGCACAAGGACGTGTTTTAGGTACATCGTGTATCAATAAGTTTGGATTTACGGGTGCAGACATTGGTGTCTCTACAGTGGAAACTGTATGGGATGGTAATGGTACTACTGAAATCTATCCTTATCCTTCCAATGGTGTGGCGGCTGTAACAGACAACACAACTGATACTGGCGAAGTCGTTGTCGTTGAAGGTCTTGATGCTGATTATAATCCTCGCAGTACAACCATTCCTGTGGGTTCCGCGTCTCCCGTTGTATTCTCTCGCATCTTTCGTGCGTTCATGGAGAGTACACCTAACGGAGATGATGTAGATATCACAATCGGTGGCGCACTTGCCGCACGAATCAAAGCAGGTCTTGCACAAACAGAGATGGCATTGTATACCATTCCTGCTGGAAAGCAAGGGTTTCTGATGAACATTCATGGTAGCACAACCAAATCCACAGGTAATCCTGCGTGTCAATTCCGAATTAAAGTTCGTGAGTTTAGCAGTGTGTTTCGTATCAAAGGTCAATTCGGTACTGCGGGTGGTCAATCCTTCATGCACGAATATCCTATCCCTCTTTTCTTACCCGAAAAGTCTGACATTCGTATTGATGTGGTGTCTGATGCCGCAACAGGTGCGGGTGCCATCTTTGACATCATTTTAGTAGATAACTAAAGACCTAATCGTTATAAATACTCATACAAGATATGAGGATTGAACGATGCAGTATTTACTACTGCTTCTCTGCACAATGTCACTTTATGCATTTGCTGAAGAAGCGCCAATAATAGACGACAACACGATTAAGACGGACAGTACTACTCGAAGTACAGTAGATTCTAATTCTACTACAACGCTAAAATCACCTCCTGCGTCTGCAATCACTCCTACGATAAATACTTCGAACAGCGACCTCTGTACCTTTGGTGTGGCGGGTGCTGTTCAGACTCAGATTTTGGGTATCTCGATGGGATCTCAAA